TCTTAACTTGTATGTGAGCATCATGGTTCTGACTAGGAAATGCTGCAATAGGCAAACCTTTAGTTACTGCCATGATATCAGATACAGGATCAAGCGGTTGTGGCTCAATCTTGGGTGGCAGTAGCTGCTCTAGGTTAGGCATGTTGGCTGCATTGAGAATAGTCCTGTTAAGTTCCTCAATGTTAAACATACCTGGTGGCGACTGCTGTGCCATTTGCAGAGCCATGTTTGCCAACATCATACGATGGGCATTAGAAGGAATATTAGGGTCAGAAACAGGTACAATATCCACTCGTCCATCAAAGTCAGCTTTAAATATATTTCTATCTTCAAACGGTACTTCATAAGGATATTCATTAGGTAAATAATCATGGTCTATCTGCGCCAGTATTCTAAACTCATCCCTTTGTGACTTATGTAATCTTTTATGAATTGCAGAGAAAAACTTACTTGAAGCTTCTAGCAATGCCATTGTTGTTCCAACGGGTCCATAGGAGGCAGCATCAGAGATAACTTGCTCAGTACTGTCTGCAAACTTCTGACCAGCAGCAGTTACAAACCCAAGCATCTGGAAGAGCGTTGAGGAAGGCTCTTTATAGGGCAGGGGAACTATAGCCCTAGATAAATCAATACCAGTTGCTTCGACCTCCTTGAACTCGCCAGGAGCGATTGGTTCATTATCACCAACCATCCTTACTCCCTTTGCCTTAAAACCGCCTGGTAAATTGGCGAACTGTCCAGCGTCTATGAGGGAGCGCATCGCAGCAGTTGCCGACATGGTGAGATTACCAAGGAAATGGATAAGGCCCAATCCATAGAATCCAAAACCAGGTACAAACCTATAGTGAACGAAATGGCTTCGCTTCTCTTTATTCGGGTCATCCTGCTCGTAGTTTCTACGAATACTTAAAACTTGTCTTGACTGTTCCTCTACAGTTACAATGTATGGACAAGCAACACCTTCTTCTTCTAACTCAAGATAACAGTGTTGCTCCAGTAATACATATTGTGGGTCACTATCATATGATGGAGATATACCCAAAATATTATCTATCTTAGTTGCAAAACCACTAGAAGAAAGCTGTGATGGAGAAGGTAGGTCTACATCTTTGTAAACACCTGCTCTAATATCCTGTTGTAATTCTACAGGACTTTTATATATCACATGTGTATAGCGGTCTGCATTTCTTAAATCAGTAGCATAGTAAGATACATAGAACTGGTCTATAGGTATAAACTCTGATACTGGTCTTTTAAAAGTTGAGCTATAATAAATCTTTTTAAATGCCGAACCTATAAGAGGGAGATGAAAAAGCATTCTTTCAAATTCATCAAAGTACTCTGGCATCTGTTCTGTAAGCTGATAGTTCATAAAATTCTGAACCCTGTTGGCTTGCATTTCTTTCTCTGGTGTTGCGGCACCAAGAATGTTTGCCTTTACAGGGCCACCAGAAGGAAATAATTCCTGTGTAGCTTTTGATTGAAACTTAACAGCCGATTCAATTAATAGCGGATGTACAGCCGTACAAGCTCCCTGAAATGGTTCTGAACCTTCTTCCAGCTTTAGACCAAGTAGGTCAAAGCCTCTTTCAAACATAGACTCCCACTCACCTCTGCTATCTTTATCTGCATTATAATTTTCAATAACATCTGTAGATATACCTTGCAGGTCTTCTTCATCTAGGTCTTCACTGAGGTCACCATACCATTCAGATACTTCTTCTGAAGCTTCCATCTCTACAGACTCTGAAGAAAAGTCTACAATAACACCACCATCAGAAGGGTCAATCTCAATAGACACATTGGACTGTTCTTCAGGGACCATTGCAATAATATTAGTCTCCGCTTCAGGAATTATATCAAAAGGATTACGTTCTGTTGCCATTATTTAATTCCCATAGCAGGATTGTATTGAAGCCCAAAGCCACTACTAAATGGTTGTTGAGTGCCAAAGGGTGCAGGACTTTGCATACCAAACCCTTGAAGATTTTGACCCATGCTTTGTTGTTGCATTGCTGGTCTTCCATAAAGTTGAGAAGTATATGCTTGGTCCATATTTTGTTGTAAACCTTGTAGACCTGTAGGTTGTGGTTGTTGTTCTATCATAGGTCCATTAGTAACTTCTAGAACTTGTGGTTGAAGTATAGTAGGTATTTGAGGCATCATTTCGTCATCTATTGAAGTCTTTGGCTCATCACCTATTGGAAGTGGTTCATAAAGTGGGTCACCTGGTTCTTGAACATTAATAGGCAGTACTGGTTTATCAACTGTTGTAATTGGAAATCCTTTAGGAAGTCCAAAATCTTCTACCACATTACCTTGTGCATCTCTGACCATGCCTTCATCATCTCTATAAAAACTTTTTTGTTTTTGAAGTGCTTGACGTTCTGCTGCGGTTTGTGGTGTTGTTCCTAATTGTGCTATTCTAAGTTTTTGTAATTCTCTTGCTGTTTGTTCAGGGTCAAAAGTAGGTCCACCAGTTTGTCTACGTATTAGATTGCGTAGTCCACCACCACCATAAGCTTCTGTGGTTTCATCTTCATCATCTTCATCGGGTAAACCAATTGTTTGTTTTAATTTAGGCAGTGCAGGTATTCTTAGTCTTGCTTCTTCTGGAGATATACCATAAGCTGCAGCATATAGATTAGGACTAAATGGTGCAAATCCAGTATAATTAAACTTGGGTGTTTTTAAAGCTTCTTGTCTACGTATCCTAGCCATCTTTGCAAACAAATCTTCAGGCGCACCTGCTGGTTGTGCTGCTACTGCAGCTTGGTAGGGTGAAGCAGATTGTGTTGTAGAAGGCGCATATGGAGAAGGTACACCCAATCTTTCAAAGTACTGAGCCATTGCTGACTTAGGTTCTTCTTTTTCTTCTTCTTTCTTTTTAGGTATGATTATTGGGTCATCACCTTGTATTTCTTCAAAAGCAATGTCAGGGGTAATACCTAGATTAGCAAAGTCTCTTGCTTCTTGAGCATATCCTTCTCTAAGTGCTTCGTCAGTCATAAAACCAACATCTAAGGCTGCTCCACCATAACCAGGTGAGGCAGGACCAGTACTCATAGTGTATTCTTCAGGGCCTAAAGGTCTACCTGTCATCGTGTATTCTTCAGGGCCTCTAGGTCTAGCTGTCATAGTATACTCTTCTGGACCTCTAGGTCTTCCTGTCATCGTGTATTCTTCTGGACCTCTAGGTCTTCCTGTCATCGTGTATTCTTCAGGGCCTCTAGGTCTAGCTGTCATAGTATACTCTTCAGGGCCTAAAGGTCTATCAGAATCACTTTTAGCTGCTTTAGCTGCTTTAGCTGCTTTAGCTGTGCTTTTTTGAAGTGCCTCAAAATCTATATCTTTTAAACTTCTTGCTGCATCTCTAAGGTCATATCCTAATCCTCCTAGCTGCGCTCTTTGAGAAACCTGTGCTGTAGGTCCATAAGCATCTAAAGCTGCACCACCATATTGACCCATTGATGGTGATACTTCCATAGTATATTCTTCTGGTCCTAAAGGTCTATCTTCCATAGTGCCTGTCATGGTATACTCTTCTGGACCTCTAGGTCTACCTTCCATAGTATACTCTTCAGGGCCTAAAGGTCTTCCTGTCATAGTATACTCTTCAGGGCCTAAAGGTCTTCCTGTCATCGTGTATTCTTCAGGGCCTAAAGGTCTACCTTCCATAGTATATTCTTCAGGGCCTAAAGGTCTACCTTCCATAGTATATTCTTCAGGGCCTCTAGGTCTTCCTGTCATAGTATACTCTTCAGGGCCTAAAGGTCTATCTGTTGGGGTAAATTCACCAATACCTACATCACGACCAATATCTGAAGTTACAGCATTAACTTGTTCTTGCGTTACTTCACTTGGGCTTACACCAAATCTATCTGCAACTTCATTTCTTAAATCTGTGCCAATATCAGCTACAACACCAGGCAAACCCGTTAGCATATCATAAAAGCCTCTTCCTGCATCTATTGCTATACTAGCTGGGCTAAACTGACTATAGAAATCACCTGCTGCTCCCAATACTGCACCAACTGCGTCAGCACCTGAATAGGTATAGTTACCATCTTTATCTACTGTAACATTAAGGTCGAGTCCTAAAGCAGATGCGTCTTCAACCATATTATCAGCTACTTGCTGGTCACGGGCTTGTATACCTTTATCTACTGTCTCAGCATATCCTAAATCAGACAGTTCATTATAGCCTAATCCAATATCAAAAGAACCATCACCAGCATAACCACCACCAAAGCCAGTACCTTCAACATCTTCATAATCATCCATACCTTTTTGAGAACGCTCTGCTGCTTCTTCTTGTTCTTTATCTCCTTCTAAACCAGGCGCACCATAATCTGCTTCTAAACCTGCTTCCATTGAAGCATGAGAACCTTTACCACCTATACCTTCATAATTTTCAAAATCAGCGGCTGTTAGTCCTGTTGATT